TAAAAAAAGGTTGATGTTTTTAAGGGAGGTATCACTCAATGAATCTTAATGAAATGAGACAAGAACTTGCAAAAATTGCAAAAGAATTAAGAGATACAAACAAAGAAAATATGTCAAAAGAAGAATTGGAAAATTGGAATAAAAGAAAAAAAGATTATGATGAAATGAAAGAAAAAATTAAGGCCGCTGAAAAAGCCGAAGAAGAAAGATTAGAAAGAGAAAAATTTTTAGATAGTGAAAATAATTACCTGGAATCAAGACAAAGCGATCCAGTAAAACCGCCAATATTTGCAGAGGTAAAAAGCGAATATAAACGTCAATTTAGAACACTAGGCGAACAATTAAAATGTATTAGGACCGCAAGCATTCCCGGTAATGCTCCGGATCAAAGATTAAGTATTGTTGAAAAAGAAGTAAGGGAAAGAGAAATGAGAGCAAGTGGCATGAATGAAGGCATAGGATCGGAAGGGGCTTTTGCTCTAGAACCGGATTTTGCCGGAAGAATTTTTGAAACTGCGGTTGAGACTGGACAAATTTTATCCAGAGTAAATATGTTGCCTGTAAATGGTTCAGGCGTTAAATGGATGGACGTTGACGAATCAAGCGTGGCCACTACTGTATATGGCGGCGTTATTGCTTATTGGGCGGCTGAGGCTGCAACTGTTACAGCAAGCAAGCCAAAACTTGCAAAAAAATCAATGGATCTTGAGAAATTGATGGCCATTGCTTACGCAACGGATGAATTAGAAGAGGATACCGCATTTATTTCTAGTTGGTATAATGAATCTTTTGCAACCGCCGTTGATAGACAAGCCGAAATTGCTATTATAAATGGTTCCGGCGCTGGCGTACCTTTAGGAATTTTGAAAGCTCCATGTCTTGTGACTGTCAATAAAGAATCAGGACAAACAACCGATACAATTATTTATGATAATGTATTGAAAATGTGGGCCAGAATGCCAGGAATGAAAAGAAGAAATGCTGTTTGGTTAGTAAATCCAGATGCAGAAACACAATTAGCAAAAATGGCTATGACAATCGGAACTGGTGGCGTGCCTGTTTATTTGCCTGCTGGTGGTTTAAGTGTAGATGGGTATTCTAATTTATTTGGCAGACCTGTCATTCCAACTGATTGTTGTCAGGCACTAGGAGATAAAGGAGATATTATTCTATGTGACCTTAACGATTATATGATGATCAGAAAGGCCGGAAATGATGGCGGTATGAAGTTTGATGTTTCTATGCATGTACAATTTTTATATGCAGAAAACACCTACAGAATTATATTTAGATGTAATGGTATGCCTAAAAAATCTACTACTACAACTATCAAAAATTCTAGCAATGTAAGAGGATCTTTTATTACTTTGCAAGCTAGATAATTATAGAAATTTTATAGGGAGGAATCAAAATGAACAGCACTAAAATGTGTTTACCTGAAGAATTAAAACATGTTATCGGATTAGCGCCACAAGTTGATAGCGCGACCGATTCAGATATAATTTGCTTGAAAAATGCAAAGAGGGCCTGGGTACAAGTAATTGTTGCTCAGGCAAATGCGGCAATTCCAGATTTTACAATCTATCAATGTACAGATGTTAGCAACTCATTATCTGACAACAAGGCTTTATCTGGCAATTGCGAAATTTGGTATAATGCCGACGTTTCGGCCGCTGATACTTTAACAAGGGGTACTGCTGCTAAGACTTATAGTTTTTCTGCAGCCCTAGCAACAAAAGTTTGCTGGTTTCAATTAGACCTAGCAAATTGTTTGGACCTAGCAAATGATTTTGATTGCATATATGTAACCAGCGGAGGATCTAACGCGGCAAATATTATTTCGGTTAATTTTTATCTAGATCCAAAATATGCAGAAGATGTATTGCCAGCGGCAATAACTGATTAAGGAGGGGTTTAATTTGGCAAACAGAAGCGCAATTTTTTCTAGCAACGTCCCTGGCGGCCCTCAAAATATAGTAGATTTTGCTAAGCATCCATATGATGTATATTTTATTGATTCTAGCAATAGCAACGCAAATGATGCTGCCGGTTCGGGAAATAGTCCTGATATTCCCCTAGCAAGCATTGATTATCTTTTTTCCCTAGCAACTGCCGGGAAAAAAGTTGTTGGATATGTTTTGCCAGGTCATACGGAAACTTATAGCACAACCGGAACAAAAATGACGGCCGATAAAGCCGGGGTACATATTATCGGACTTGGAAAAGGATCTAACAGGCCAACTATAACTTTTGGCCATGCTGATGCAACTTGGGTTATATCGGCGGCTAATATAACAATTGAAAATATTTTATTTGTAACATCTGTTGATAGTGTTGTTACTTATGGAACAATTTCAGGCGCTGACTTCAAAATGATTGATTGCGAATGGAGAGATACAACAGATATTGAAGTTATAACGGATTGGACCGTCACAGGGGATAGGCCGCAATTTATAAATTGTTATAAAAATGGATATACTGGCGGCGATGCCAATGTTAGATGTCTTTCATTCGCTGGTGTTGATGGTGCTTTAATAAAAGGATGTAGATTTATAACTAAAGTTACAACCGCGGTTATCGGATTTGTTACAACTGCTTGTACTAATATAGTAATTGATAATTGTACATTTCTAGTTGATTCTACAACAAATTATAGTAAAAATGTTGTTGATACTATAACAGGATCAACTTGGATAGTAAATAAAGGCTATGATATTGGGGCCGGTGCAAAATTCTCCGGCGGTTCCGGTGGAGCTTTGGCCGGTGATGATGTTGGAGCAGTGGCAACGGCAGTAACAAATTTGCAAACAGATTTAGGCGATTATAGCGGAAGAACTAATTTACAATCAAAATTAGCTCTTGATGGAAATCCGGACGTGGCTGGGGCCACAACTTGGAGCGCTTTAATTGGTTTTAATGGTACTTATGATAGTACTTTAGGAACAAAAGTAACAAGAGCAAAAGCCGATGTTTTAGACAGTGTTCAAAATTCCATTTTTGATGTTACTGGTGATGTTTTAGTTACTCATATTGAGGGGTTAATTGAAGATGGGGCCGTTGATACCGAAACAGTTAATACAAAACTAATTTGGAGTAGTGCATCATATGGAGATACAGATATTTGCGGAAATTTAGATTTAACAGCCGCGGCCGTTGGGACTAAATTAGGAATAACCGGAACATTTACCGATGCGCTACAAGCCGATGCAAATGGAGCTTTAAAACTTCAAGATCCTATCACTTTAAAAGGTGGCGGCACTATAGATATTTTATCTGGGGCAGATGGTGGCGGCGATAATAGCGCAACCGTAAGTTTTATTATTTATTATAAAAAAATGTCTAGTGATGGCGCTATTTCTGCAAGTGCTTAGGAGTTGATTAAATGGCTGTTTATCGAATTGCGAATATTGAGACTTTTATTGGGGCTTCAACAGATGACAAACCAACTGGAGTCCCGCCGGGATCAATATTTTATGAATATGATACTTATAAAAGATTTGTTAATTATGATGGAACAAATTGGATTATTCAAGAACTTTATACAACTAGTTAAGGGGTGGCAAATATGGATTTACAAATTAAATTAATTACAGATGTTAGCTCTGAATTAGTTAGTGTATCCGAACTAAAGACACAATTAAGAATTGATGCTTCGGATGAAGATGCATATTTGCCAGGTTTAATTACAGCGGCGCGCGAATATTGCGAAAATTTCACAGGACGAACAATAGGCACTAAAACTTTAGAAGGAATATTAGATGATTTTCCTTGTGAAGGAATTTATTTGTTTGATTCTCCGGTCCAATCAATAACTAGTATTAAATATATTGACAGTGATGGGACGGAAAATACCTGGAATAGTATTTATTATGTTTCAAATTTAGATATTATTCCGGAACGTATTTATCCGGCTTATGGACAAAGTTGGCCAGCATATACACCTTATCCAACCGGATCAGTAAGAATAAGATATCAGGCCGGCCATACTTCGAGTAATTTGCCGGAAGCTATAAAGCAATCTATTTTATTAGTAGCCGGGGATTTATACGAAAATAGAGAGGCAACAAGTGAAAAAAAGGTTTATGAATTGCCTTTTGCTGTTAAGGCTCTATTGACTCCATATAAAATTAGGTGGTTTAGATGAGACAGGGACTGATTGATGAAAGTAAAAAAATCCGGGCCGGTAAATTAACTAAAAGATTAGTTATTCAAACAAAGACTGTAAATGAAGCAAGAAACGGATCTTTTAAAGAAAATTGGACAGAATTAGACACTGTTTGGGCCAGGATTAATCATATAAATCAAACTGAAAATATACTAGGAAAAAGTATTAACAATACTTCAATAGCAATAATTCTAATTAGATATAGATCCGATATAAACACTAATTGCCGGGGTTATTGGAATGACAGCTATTATAATTTTACTGAGATTATAAATGTTAATAGTGAAGATAGAAAATTATTGATTACCGCGGAGGTAAGAAGTAATGAACAAAGTTAGTTATAAAAGTAATTTTGATAAAGCTGAAAAGGCTATATTAAAAGCTTGTGATAATTCAATAAAAGAATCCGAACATTTTTTAAAGGACAGATTAAGAAGAATAATAAACGTAAAATTTAATAAAATCACCGGAACACTTTTAAAATCGGTTCAATCAAGAATAAACTTTAGTGAGAAAGTAATTAGAAAAGTTTATGTAGGAATCAGCAGAGATGCTTTTTATGGATTATTTTTAGATAAAGGGACAGGAATAAGAAGGCATAAAAAGACTGGAAAAAGTGT